CACGTTTCCCTTTTAAATATTCGATGTTCGCTTCATAAGTCTCCTGATCGTAACTATCCTTTACGACATAATAGTATGGATAGTTTCCTGTCAAAGCATCTTCAAGCCCAAACCAACATTCTTCACCCTTATAAATATTTGATTTACGAAATTCTCGTAAAGAAACACTTGTAATTGATCGGAACGCTAATTCAGGTTTCATGTTAGTCAGGATGTTAGGAACCGTCTCCGTAGTACCATCTTTTTTAATAAATGTTCGTTTTAGGGGGCCAGTGCCCTCCCAACCAGAACCTTCAAGATAATAATGTACCATCAATGGAGGAGTCTTCGCAATCTTCTGCGGGATCTGATAACCTTCCGGAATATCATCACCTTTTTTAAGAAATTGAAATATCGGTTCCCCAAGATAAGGATCATAAGCCTTGGGAGCATTTAGATCTACCAATTTAGCAAAACTTAATCCTAGAGACTCTTTTGTGATGTCTTTAAGATGGTTCTGCCGTATCTTGTTGTCTAAATGTGTCGCAAGTTGCCTTTGGAATGCGGTAATCCTCACAGCAATAGCAGGTGAGGGCCTTATAAATCCGAGGCCGCCTAAGAACTTAGGAAGAAATAAATTATAATTACCATTTTTCGTAACTTCAGCTACACTTTTCTCATGGTAATAGAGAAATCTTTTATGTGTATCAACTGGATTGTAGGATCCTTTTAGAACCTTATTATATAAGTCCCAAATAGGAAGTTTTTCACCCACAACACCTGATTTGGATTGGCCGATTAATAGACCAACATTCAGGAAAGTTGTTTCATAAATAGAATCTGTAGCTTTATTATAAGTAAAACACTGTGAGTTAATTGTAAACACAGACTTATGAACATAATTTTTACCAACAGAAAGGACAAAACCAGCAATATCAATATACTTCAACCAAATCTTATAAAATACAGGATTCGATCTAAAATATATATCATCACCATTGACCAAAACAGGTAATTTGAAAACATTTACATAACGTTTTCGTTCACCCACTTTTCTATCAATATTAATATATTCATCTAATGCACATTTATAACAAATTAGATTTGCTATACAAAGTACAGGGAAAGACAATATAGATCCCATCAGTTGACCATTCACTTGTTTTACAGTAAACGCATCATAACCTTGACGTCCATCGGGTTGAACCGTTGGAGTTGGGACAAATCTCATCTCAC